CTGGATTGAAGTCTAAAAATACTTCTTTTTTAGTCCGTATAGCAAGTTCATTATAAGATTCAAAGGTAACATTATTGCATTCGTTAATATAAAGAATGTCACGCCGAGCACCACGTAACTTAGAGCTATCATCCGCACTAAAAAATTCAAAAACACTCCCATTTTTAAAATTGTAGGTTAATAAAGATTTATTGAACTGATCATCATTATAGCGGTTAGTCCATTTAAGTATTTTAAGAAAGTCTTTTAATGCTCCACGTCTTAAATGAGGTATTGATTCAGCAACTACGCTTATTTCAAGTCCTGCTATTTTTGTTGCTTTATCTATGAGTACGGCTAAAATAGAATACGTTTTTGAAGCCGACGAACCACCCTGAATTATTTTAGTTCGTCTTTTTAAAGCCAGTACCTTATTTGTTGCTGTCGTTCTCTGAAACATCAGGAAATAATGGTTGTTCTAAAATGGTTTGTTCTATTTGTTGAACAGGCGCACCGTAGCCACTATCCATAAGTGCTTTATATGCTGAAACATCGCCGTCCCGCATTTTTTTAACCATTGCCAAAGTTCCCAAGTCTTCTTGGCTTAAAGTTTCTTCAACGCCTGTTATTGGGTTCTTTGCCTTTTGTGTTGTTTCTAACCAAAGACGTGCTATTGTACTGCGGTTTCTACTTCCTTTCGGACGTCCAGCAGGGTTTCCGCTTTCGCCTTGTTCAAATGGTTTTAATGTACCTCCGTTTTTTCCTTCCATAACTCTGTTTTTACATTGTAATTCCGTTGCGTTTAATTTCTAAACTCGGGTCAAGTTTCTTCATTCGGTCAATTATAACTTGACAATACTTAGGGTCTAATTCCATTCCGTAACATTTGCGTTTTAGCTGGTGTGATGCTACCATTGTTGAACCTGAACCTAAAAACCCGTCCGCAACTATTTCGTTTTCTTTTGAACTATTTTGAATTAATGGTGCTAATAATAAAATTGGTTTCATTGTTGGGTGTTCTGCGCTTCGGTGTGGTTTGTCGCAGTGTATTATTGTTGACTTGGTTTTATCGCTTAACATTTCAGTTAGCATTTTTTTCATTTCGTCTTTGGTTAATTTGTTTACATTTATAGTGTCTTCTATAACCGTTGTATGCGTTCTTTCGTTTGTAAAATAATGCGCTGCTCCTTCCTTCCATCCGTATAAACATAATTCGTGTTTCCATTGGTAATCTTGCCTTCCTAATACCATTGTATTTTTAACCCATACTAAATATTGTTTTAATAAAAGTCCTGAATTTATCATCGCGGTTGAAAAGTTTACGGTTTCCGTTGACGCGTGAAAAACATACCAAGCTCCGCCCTTTTTTGTATAGCTTCCCAATGCAGTATAAAATTCGTATAAAAATTGATAAAAACTTGAGTTGCTCATATTGTCATTTTGTATTGTCAAAGCATCTTTTGTTTTTCCTTCGTAATCTATATTGTAAGGCGGGTCAGTCATAACCATATCGCAAAGTTTCTCATCCATTACTTTTTGCCAAGTGTCAACTTGTGTACTATCTCCACATAGTAGTCGGTGTTCGCCTATTTCAAATAAATCACCTAAAACAATATCGGTTGTTATTTCGTTTGGTATTTCGTAATTGTCTTCTTCAGCTTCTAATTCCTGAACGCTTACGTCTAACGGCAAGTCTAACCCCCAATCCGTTAATTTTTCAGCATCCCATTCATTCGCTAAACTATCCCAATCCCATTCTCCAAAACCTACATTATCTTTTATTAAGAATTCGTTTTTCTGTTCCTCAGTCCATTCGTCTGCTACTATAATAGGTACGGTTTCGTGTTTTAGTTCTTTTAACGCTCTTAAGCGTTGATTACCACCTAAGACAATATATTTACCGTCAACATCTGTAAAAACGATTAGAGGGCGTTTATTTAGCATATCAGGAAATTCTTGGATAGACTTAACTAACTTTTGGAATTTTCCGTCTTTTATTATTCTTGGATTCTTTGGGTTTGGTTTAACCTCACTTATTTTAACTAACTTCATTTAATTAGGGTTGTATTTATAACTTTCGTATTCGTCTTTATCTACCGGGTAAATTTCCATAGCATACAACTTGTAATCTATGAACACACAATAGTTTATTTCTGTTACTTGCATTATTAACCTTAGAGCGTTCCAATCTGACTTATGTTTATTTGGGTTCATAAATACAATATAGTAATCGCTGGTTAATGTTAGGCTCAATTTTCGTTCGTGTTTTTGGATAGGTTATCTTCATAACTTGTTGAACAAACTGCTAATCTTTGGTCTGTATTTTCAAACTCATTTACCATTTTGTCATCGGTCATGCAACGTTGAATAAACTCTGACTTTGTTTCGTTACTTGTTGGCTTGGGAATCGGCATCTTCGTATGTGTTATAAACTTGTTTTAATTGGTTTACTCTTTCTAAAATACATGATCCACAGCTTGTTGGTTCGTTACGTACTCCAAACACTCTTGAATGAATTGCAAGTATTGTTTTTTGTTCACTTGGCTTTATTACTTCCGCCTTTTTGTCAAACCATTCTGTTAACCAATCGTATTCAGCTTGTTCTAAACACTTCGCCTTTCTGTACGGAAACAACTCGTTTAACTTTGCTTTGCGTTCATCACAGTTGCAATCTTCACCTAATAACCATTTTGCTACTTTTGCTACTCCAGTTACTTCAAGTACCTTTTCAACGGTATCTCCTAATCCTTTACTTTCAGCTGCTAATATCTCAGCTTTTGTTCGTCTTTTTCTTGCCATGTTTTTATTTTATTAATTCATAATCTTGGTTAATATAATCCTCATAATGTTCGCCTACTTCTATTTTTAAACTATCCTTGCAGTATTTTAACGTTTGCCATACTGACTTAAAACTGATTCCAGTGCATTTTTGTATTTGGCGCGTACTCATTCCTGTATCTCGGTAAAGTTCATATAATAATTTGTCGTACCAATGCCAACTGTTTACTGTTTCGTTTATTTTTACTTCTAATTGCTTTTGAGCGTTCGTTTTTTCGTATGGACTACTTTCATCAACTAACTGAATTGCTTCCGTTATATCGACTTTCTGTAGCCTTTGTTTACTCTTTTCGTAGTCATAGTACATATTTCGTAAAACAATCCATACAAAACCCTTGTAAATAGTTCCGTTACGATAAAATCTTTCTTTGTTTTCGTGTTTTGCCAGCTTTAAATACATTTCCTGAACTATATCTTCAGCTAAATAATACTCTCCAAACGAGCGCACAACTTTAATCCAGTGTTTATGGTCTGCGTAAAGGTCATTTAAAAAACGGTTAGTGTCCAATTATAAACAACAATAAAATAAATAATACAACTATTAAACCACCCAAAACACGAATCAAACTCTTTCGCATTTCCAACTCATTAAACAACCATTTCTGAATCTTAATACTCGGAACGCTCCAAATAAAAAGCAAAACAGCCCTATCCAAAAAGAATAAGGCTATAATGAAAGGAAATAAAAGTATCGTTAAATATTTCACATGGCTAAGTTATGCAATTTTCTTTTATAGTTCAACAAACGTCCTAATGCTCTTGAGCAAAGCTCTAATCTATCACTGTATTTTTTAGCTAAATTAGGTAGGTAGCCTTTGTTTGAAGTTTTAATAAAATCGGATAACATTCTCATTCGTGTTTGCATACCGTCAATCATGTATTCAACCTCATCAATTCGCTCTTTAATTAAATCTAAATCTAATTGTTGGCCAGTTCCTGAGCATGACATACATTCGTAATCCACTACATCCTGCAAATAAGGAATTTCAGTTCCATTGTGTTCAATTGTTATAGTTCCCCAACCATTACACTCTTGGCAATCTCTTGTTAAATTTTTCATAATTCGTGTTTTTAATTGTTAATTGTTGAACAAATATAATAATACTTTTTAATATAACTGCAAAATAATTTAAAAAAAAGCGGAATTTTTTACGTTCCGCCTTCCGACCGTGTTACCACAATCCAAAAATGATTCAGTAAGTGTTCTAATGGTAACTATCTGAATACGTTATTTACTAAAAAACTTTCCTATCTTTTCAATAGACCTACTTGATAAAGTGCTTCCACTCATAAATTTATGTAGGTTAGGTTGTCTTATATCTACTAACTTCGAGAAAGCATTAAGGCTTAATTCGTGTTTTTGTAGGTAGTGTTTAACCATTGCCCGTGTTACTTCATTCGCTTCGCTTAATACTTGTGCTGCGTAATTCATAAGTTACCTAAAAAATCGTCAAAGTCTTTATTGCCGTAACTTGGTTTTCCAGCTGTTGGCTTCGCTTGTTCTTGTACGGGTTTAAAACTTAGGCTTTGAAACTTTCCTTTTTGTCCGTCTTTTACCCAACTGCTAACATAATACTCAACACCGCCTATTGTAGCTTTACCCTGATAATGCGGATGCGTTTCCTTTTCTCTTTTGTCGTTAGTGAATAACGCTCCTGAATTGTCTCTTTTTTCCATTTTACTTATTTATTTTATCTTTAATTACTTCTATTTTACCAAATTTATTTACTTCAATAATAGTTGGTATTTTATAACCATATTCAAAAAATTCATCAAGTTCTTTAAATCCATTATTATAAGTTGCCCTAAGATAAGTAAGTCCGCTTTCATTTTCCAAAACTACTTTTTTTAATACCCAATCATTCATTTTACTTTGTTTTAATATATAACCTTTTAAATCTTTCAACCGAACAGCAGAACTCTGTTATAGGATTTGTTTCATATTGTCTTATTGTTTCGTACCAAAGTTTATCTTTTTTAAAGTCTTTGATTTGTACTATTTGGTCTCGGGTCGTGTTTTTGTAGTAACCCATTACTTTTAAATCTTCCATTACCATAACCATTTTAAAAATGTCCATATCAATTTCAAGAATTTACGAATTAACCCATACTCATTTTGTTGAGTAGGAATGTTTATTGGCTCTTGAACTTTTACTTTTGTTGCTCGTGTTTTTGATTCAGCCCTTGCCTTAGCTTTTATTTCTGCTGGTATTTCTATATAATTCATATCAAATTGTAATTGAGGTTGCGTTTGTTTTCTTTGCATTTTTTGGAACTTTCTGTATTCATCAATTAATTTATTATTAACTTCTACATTTTCATTCCATTTATATATACCTAAATAATCTTTAAACACAATATTTTTCCTTAATAGCATTGTTGCTAATTGGTTTCCAGTACGGTGTTTTCTTGTTATAGCATTTAGATTAGTAACACTACTATTATCTATTTGACTTTTAATGTCATTTAAGCAAATTATCCATTTTTTATTTGCTACTTTTTTATTTACATTCATAATTCATTAATTAAATTGTTATAATATACTCTTGCTAACTCTATTCGTTCTTTGATTTGTTCTATTACGCTTTCGTCTTTTGCTATTTTAAAGACTTTCACGCGCTTT